TTAAATACTTTTGATCAGGGCGAGCAAATAAAAGTAGGTTATGCACAAGCAAGTGATTCAGTTGCTGATTATGCATCAGATAGCTTTACAGGTGCAATTGATCAGGTGACCTTCACGTATCCAGTAACTAGTTTTACACAAACCGGGGTTCCAATACCAACTACAGCAGAAGCTGGTAATAACTTTACTCAAACATTTGATAGTGTTCAAGCTACAGCTGACGCAGTTATGGCTTCTGGTGAGCTTGGAGGTAGAGTAGCAAACGTTACTATTGTATCCGGTGGTTCCGGTTATAGAGGTCAAGTACCTAACACCTTCTTTACCAATTCACCAACAGGTAATACTGCTTTAGGTACAGCAGTACTCTCTGCTAATGGTGATACAGTACTAAGCGTTACTTTAACATCAAATGGTTCTGGGTATCTAGAAGCACCTTCAATAACATTCAGTAATCCAGATCAAGGGTTAAGAACGGAAGATATCGATGCTGCAGACAACTTTGGGTTTGGTGTAACTAAGAATTTCTATCAAGATAATAAAAAATATAATCCAGTGAATGATGAAGATGAAGACATCGGTTAACGATAAAATAGGTGATAAATTAGAAATCACCGTTGAGGAGCAGAAAATGCCAGAAGTGATAAGTCCTACTGAGGTGTCTACTATTTCAAATGCTAGTGAGTTTGAACGTGATTATACGTGGACCAGAGAAAATATAATGGGTCTCATTCAAACAGGTCAAAACTCATTAGAAGAATTATTTGAGATTGCAAGACAATCTCAGAATCCTAGAGCATTTGAAGTTATTAGTGAGTTAATCAAGACAGTAGCTAATGCTAACAAATCATTATTAGACTTACATAGACAACGTAAACAACACGATCCTAACTCAGGACCAGATACTGTTAATAATAATTTGTTTGTTGGTAGTACAGCAGATCTAATGTCCTTGATTAAAAAAAGCGGTGTAGATGAGTAACAGAGAATTTTATATGGGTAATCCCAATTTGAAGCGTTCAGGTGTAACGCTCAATTGGACCCCAGAAAATATTCAAGAATTCGTTAAGTGTAAAGACGATCCTATCTATTTTATTACAGAATATGTAAAGATTGTACATATTGATAGAGGTCTTGTAGACTTTGAATTATATGATTTTCAAACAGAGATTGTCAAATCAGTTGTAGATCATAGATTTACTATTTGTAAAATGCCTCGTCAGTCAGGTAAAACTACAACTATTGCTGCTATGATTCTATGGCATGTTATTTTCAACGAAAATTATAACGTAGCTATTCTCGCTCATAAATTAGGTCAATCTAAAGAAATCCTAGGTAGAATTCAATTAGCTTATGAAAATTTACCTACCTGGATGCAAATGGGTGTGGTAAACTGGAATAAAGGCAACATTGAGCTAGAGAACGGCTCAAAGATTCTTGCCTCTGCTACGTCTTCGAGTGCTGTTCGTGGTGGCTCTTATAACTTAATCTATCTAGATGAGTTTGCGTTTGTTCCATCTAACTTACAAGAATCATTCTTTGCTTCTGTGTTCCCTACAATTTCTTCTGGTAATACATCTAAAGTGTTGATAACCTCTACCCCTAATGGACTAAATCTATTCTATAAACTATGGGTCGATTCAGAAAACGGTCGAAATGCATATAATAGAATTGACGTTCATTGGTCTGATATTCCTGGTAGAGATGAGCAATGGAAAGCTGATATGATTTCAAATACGTCTGAAGATCAGTTCAGAGTAGAATTTGAATGTGAATTTATCGGTTCTATGAATACATTAATCAATCCTAGTAAGCTAAGAATGCTTGCAGAAGGAAGAGCAGTAATGGTAGATGACTCATTAACTTTATATGAGTATCCTCAAAAAGATCACACTTACTGTATTACTGTAGATACTTCTCGCGGGGTATCTATAGATTATAGTGCATTTCAAATTATTGATGTGACTAAATACCCGTATAAGCAAGTTGGTAAATATAGAAATAATAATATCTCGCCGATGGTATACCCTAATATCATCAATAGAGTTGCTAGAAACTTCAATAATGCTTTAGTTCTAGTAGAAATTAATGATATCGGCGGACAAGTAGTAGATATTTTACATAGTGAATTTGAATATGATAACTTGTTATGGACCACTAACAGGGGTCGGGCTGGTCAAGTATTAAGCGCTGGCTTTGGTGATGGATCGATAAGTAAAGGGGTAAGAACTACCAAGCAAGTAAAACGTATTGGTTGCTCTAACCTTAAAGATATTATTGAAACAGATAAACTTATCATTCAAGACTTAGATACTATTGTAGAGCTGAGTCAATTTGTTCAAAAAGGTGATAGTTATGAAGCAGAACAAGGAACACATGACGACTTAGCAATGTGTCTCGTGCTTTTTGCTTGGTGTATTAACCAAGATTACTTTAAAGAAGTAACAGATTCAGATTTAAGATTAGAGCTAGAAAGAAAGAAGCAGCAAGAATTAGATGATCAAATGCTTCCTTTTGGCTTTATCGACGATGGGCACCCAGAAGAAGAAACCTGGGGATCTTTAATTTAGAAGATTTATAAATAGTTACATAAAAAAGCCCATTAGTGTTTAAGTACAGGAGATAAAAGATGGCTGGTTTACAAGTAGGCGGTGGTGGCACTTTCTCAGTAAGTCCAGGGATTTCAACAAGGGAATTTGACCTTACGAATGTTGTTGCTGCCGTATCTACTACGGAAGCCGGTATCGCAGGTCCGTTCCAGTGGGGTCCTGTTGACGAGAGAGTATTTGTCACGTCAGAAGACGAACTCGTAAAACGTTTTCAAAAACCAAGTAATACAAACTTTGAAACATTCTTTACCGCAGCTAACTTCCTTAGCTATGGCGCAGCACTTTATGTTGTTCGTACTGCAATGGTTTCTGGTAACAATGTTAACCAGTTAGCAGCGATTAACTCTTGTTCTGATGCTAATACAGGACAGCTGATTAAGAATGCGGATGATTTCTATAATAATAAAGATGGTCTGATGAGCAATACCGCATTTGTTGGTAAATATCCAGGCAAACTTGGTAACTCAATTAAAGTATCGGTATGTGATAGTGCTAATGCTTATTCATCTACATTAACAGGTAACGTTGTTGTTGCTAACGGTTCTACTACAGTAACTGGTCTCGCAACAGGCTATAATACACAGGTTAGTGCTGGTGATTTATTAAGGTTCTCTAATAACAGAATCATTGGTACAGTTAGCTCAGTAACTAACTCAACTTCCTTGACTCTGTCAAGTGCTTATAGCGGTATCAGTGATAACCAATCATCTGTTTCTCGTGAATGGCGCTTTAAGAGTAAAATTGCTAAAGCACCTGGTACATCTGCTCAAGCATCAGCGCTGAGCGGTTCGCTCGATGAAATTCACGTCGTTGTCTTTGATGAAGACGGTCAGTTTACAGGTACAAGAAACCAGATCCTTGAAATTTATGCTAACGCTTCTAAAGCTCGCGATGCAAAAGATGCTCAAGGTGATACAAACTATTATAAAGATCTGATTAACCAACGTTCACAATATGTTTGGTCAACAGGCTTTAAAAACGGATCAGACGGTCGTACAGTTACAAAATATGGTAACTTAGTATCTAATACCGCCTTCGGTGTTAACAATACCCCAAAAGACTACAAATTATCAGGTGGTCAAGACGGTGGTGCTAAAACTGGTACAACTGTTGAAGGCATCGGCGCGCAGGGTATTAACAAGTTAACCGACTTTACAGGTAAAGGCCGCGGTTATGACTTGTTTGGTTCACCTCAAGATATTGATATCTCCTTGCTGATGCAAGGTAAAGCTATCGGTGGTGCCAATGGTACTGATCTTGCTAACCAACTTATCGGTACTGCTAACTTGAGAAGAGACTGCATGGTCTTTATCTCACCAGAAAGAGCCGATGTTGTTGGTAACGAAGGTAACGAAGAATCAGCAATTGAAGCATTCAGAAACGGTCTGACAGCCTCATCTTATGCGGTTCTCGATAGCGGTTATAAGTATCAATACGACAAATATAACTCAGTATATCGTTATGTACCTCTTAACGGTGACGTTGCTGGTACTTGCGTAAGAACAGATCTTGAAAGAGATACTTGGTTCTCACCTGCCGGCTTTAATAGAGGTGGCATTAAAAACGTAACTAAGCTATCATATAATCCTAATGGATTAGAAAGAGATCGCTTGTATAATGCTGATGTTAACCCGGTTGTGTCGTTCCCAGGACAAGGTACTGTCTTGTTTGGTGATAAAACACTGCTTGGTCAGCCTAGTGCATTCGATAGAATTAACGTAAGAAGATTGTTTATTACTCTAGAAAAAGCAATTTCGAACGCAGCTCAGTTCTCACTCTTCGAATTTAACGATGAATTCACAAGAGCACAGTTTAGAAACCTGGTAGAACCTTTCTTAAGAGATGTTCAAGGCCGTAGAGGTATCTTTGACTTTAGAGTAGTCTGCGATTCTACAAATAATACTGCAGAAGTAGTTGATAGAAATGAGTTCATTGGTGATATTTACGTTAAACCAAATCGTTCAATCAACTTCATTCAGCTGAATTTTGTAGCAGTTAGATCTGGAGTCGAGTTCGCTGAAATCGTAGGACAGTTCTAAGGAGAAACTAAATGGCGTTCAATGTAAATGATATTAAAGCTCAGCTAGAGTTTGGCGGCGCACGTCCTACCCTATTCCAGGTTCAAATCATTAACCCGATTGAGCCTGCAGGCGATCTGAAAACTCCATTTCTGGTAAATGCAGCTCAGATTCCTGAAGCCACAATAGGGGAGATCTTAATTCCATATTTTGGCCGCAGAGTAAAAATTGCTGGTGATAGAGTATTCGCACCATGGACAGTACAGGTCATGAATGATGAGGATTTCCTTATCAGAAATGCAATGGAAACATGGCAAAACTCTATTAACTCGCTGCAAGGCAACTTGAATACAACAGGTTCTAGCGGACCTAATGCATACAAGTCAGATGCTATCGTATCTCAATACTCAAAAGGTGGAGATCTGCAAAGACAATACAAATTTGTAGGGATTTACCCATCAGTCATTAGTAATATCCAGTTAAGCTGGGAAGCTAATGATGAGATCGAAAGATTTGACGTAGAATTTAATTATGATTACTGGCAAGTAGTTGATGGTGTTACAGGGAACGCTGGCGGCATCTAATAGCTGACCGGACTCTCTCTGTGATAAATATATAAAATGTAAAAGGAGTCAGTGTTTTGGCCACTCTATTCGGCTTTGAAATTAAGCGTGCTAATCAAGGTACAGAAGATACACCTTCCTTCGTCCCAAGCGTAAAGGATGATGGTGCACTAGAAATCGCTTCTGGTGGTGCTTACGGACAGGTTATTGACCTTGAAGGTTCCATTAAAACTGAAACAGAACTAGTTACTAGATATCGTAACATGGCAGGCTTCCCTGAATGTGAAGCTGCTATTGATGATATTGTTAACGAATGCGTTGTTACAGCTGAAAAAGAACCTGTCAATATTGTACTAGATGATGTAAAGATGTCTCAAGGTATTAAGAATAAGATTACTGAAGAGTTCGGTAATATTCTTACTATGCTTAACTTCGAGCAGACATCTTACGAGCATTTCAAAAAATGGTATATTGATGGTAAAAGCTACTACCATGCTGTCGTAGATAGAAAAGATATTAAAGCAGGTATTAAAGAACTTCGCTATATTGATCCTCGTAAAATTCGTAAGATTAAAGAGCAGAAGAAATCTAGAGATAAAAATACCGGTGTAACATCTATCAAATCAGAAAACGAATACTATCTTTATAACGAAAAAGGTTTTAAAGGTGGATATGCTTCTACATTACCTACATCAGGTGTAGATGCTACTGGTATTAAGATCGCTAAAGATAGTATTATTCATATTACTTCTGGTATAACAGATGAGAATAATAAAATGGTTCTTTCTCATCTTCACAAAGCAATTAAACCTCTTAATCAGTTAAGAATGCTGGAAGATGCAGCAGTTATCTATCGTATTACTAGAGCGCCTGAGCGTCGTATTTTCTATATTGACGTAGGTAATCTTCCAAAAATGAAAGCTGAACAATATCTTCGTGATATGATGGTAAAGCATAAAAATAGATTAATCTATGACGCTTCTACAGGTGAGGTTCGCGATGATAGAAAGCATATGACTATGCTAGAAGAAAAAAAAAAAACAAAAAATAAAGGTGGTAGAGGTACAGAGATTACAACCTTACCTTGTGGACAGAACTTAGGTGAAATGGAAGATATTAACTACTTCCAGAAAAAACTATACAAAAGTCTTAACGTCCCAGTAACCAGATTAGAATCAGAAAACGGATTTAACGTTGGTAGAGGATCTGAAATTACTAGAGATGAAGTTAAGTTTTCTAAGTTTGTAGAGAGATTACGTAATAGATTCTCAACTTTATTCCATGAGACATTAAGAGTACAACTTATCCTTAAAGGTGTTATTACTGAAGATGATTGGGAAAACATCAAGTATCATGTAAGATATAACTTTAAAAGAGA